TTATTTGCAAACATCATTGAGATTATTCGGGCTCCAATTACACATCCTGCCTTCAGCATAATTCCAGGCTTCAGATGGAAGTCCTTCTGGTTTCTTTTTAAGAGTGCTGCCTAGTCCAGATGGAGAAAGAGCTGAATCTGGAGTCTTGTTTGATGCCCAGTCATACACCATTCCTGCCACGATAGGGCCAACAATAGCCCCACCACCTCCCGCTACAAATGTTCCAGCTGCGGCCCCAGCGCCTTGAGCTATCTCACGACCATAATCCTGACCACCAGCAGCACATTTAATCTCATGTTCATTAAGTTCTCTCATGAAAAAAAACCTTCATTTTGTTATAAAATAAAAAGAAGTGTGAGCTTAAAAAATAAACACACAAAACACAGAACATAGATAAAACAAGCCTTCCTATTGAAAAGAAAGGTTTATCATTGATGCTGATATCCCACATGGAAAAAATAAAATAAAAAACCATGAAGTTAATGCCACCTGCAATCACAATACTACCGCCTTTTATTTTTCTGGATTCCTGCAAAACATATATCCTCTAAAATTACCATTTATTTACATTTAACACAAAAGTAATGAGAATCAATATCATTCATCATAATACTGTGATCAATGTCAAATTAAATAGCATAATCTCTATATTCTGGCGGTTTGAATATAGAGGAATAACATTTTATAAAGCACCCCCTTAAATTCACAACATTATATTAACACTTTACCCCCTGGCTATACGGTGTTTGGTAGTGATTTCGACAAACGACAAATGACCTACTTTAAAACAGGCCCATATCTTTACAGGAAGTGAGTATGGCCACATCAACCACCATGAAAATCAGCTAAAATCGTCCAGGAGCGCATTAAATCAGGGTTTATTGATTTTAAGGAAATCAAAATTGGCGAACTTCACCGACTAAAAGTGCCCCACTGGTGCCCCAAAGGTTTTCAAGTCCCACCTCTGGTATCATCTTCCTTTCGGCTCGATCGGTATGTCATTTTTTTCGTAATCCCCCGACTAAACAAACTCACAGCCCAATACATCACTCGACCTCTTCCACTGGTGGACTCCCGATGCCAAATGCCCATGTAGACGAAGGCTTAATAGTGATGCCAACAAAAGCGATCACGAAAAGTTGAACAGATGCCTGGTTTCAGATTAAACACATTGATTAGTCATTCTTAACCAGTAGAATCCGCCGCGACTGGCAACCATTCAATACTCGCACTATCGAACGATCGCCAGTCAGCCGCCCCCGTTCTTGCATACGACGAAGCAGCGGCACCTTTTCAGCATCTCGCAGGAAATTTTCTGTACAGCGTTGACAGTCCCACGTCATAAATAATCGCTACCTGCTGTCGCGGTACTCCTGCCCCAATCAGGCGCCCGGCCTGCGCCCATTGCTCCGGGGTGAGCTTTGGACGTCTGCCACCGATTCGCCCCTGTGCCCTCGCAGCGGCAAGCCCGGCACAGGTTCTTTCCACGATTAATTCCCTCTCCATTTCAGCGAGTGCACCCATGATATGGAAAAAGAAACGCCCCATTGGCGTCGACGTGTCTATGCTGTCGGTCAGGCTGCGGAAATTAACACCACGCTCCCGCAGCTCCTCTACCAGAACGACCAGATGACGCATACTGCGACCAAGACGATCGAGCTTCCATACGACCAGTGTGTCTCCTGTAGTTAATGTCCGAAGCAGTTTTTTTAGCCCCGGCCTTTCTGCTTTAGTTCCGCTTATTTTGTCTTCAAATATCAGCTCACATCCTGCGCACTTCAGCGCGTTTCGCTGTAAATCGGTGTTCTGGTCATTTGTTGACACACGCACATAGCCAATTTGCATGATAAGCACCCCACAAAAGGCTGTGATCATGCCATTTACGACCGTTTTCTGTATTTTCAGAAACGTTGGTTTGCGAGAAACCATAAATCGTGCCGGTGATGCGCTACAAAAATCGCAGAACGGCGCTGATATTCCTGACAAAAAACAATTTGCTAGAACTATCGGCGCTGTAACCTCTACCAGCGTTACATTTGGTGAATCTGGCTGGTTTAAAATTGCCACGGTCTTCATGCCACAGACCACATCAACTGCGGTGATTAAACTGTACGGTGGGTCGGGATATAACGTTGGCTCATTTGAGCAAGCGGCAATCAGTGAACTGGTACTGCGTGCCGGTAATGGTTCCCCGGTCGGGATTACCGCCACATTATGGAGACGTTCACCTGCCGCTGCTAACGAGATCGCCTGGATTAACACATCAGGTGATAGCTACGATATTTATATTAATATCGGGCGGTATGCCTACGGTTTAATTGCACAGTACGATTGCACCAGTAACGCTGGCGTAATACTACACACCAGTCCTGAATTTTCAGAAACAAAGCCGGCTAACGCTACGAACGGTCAGACATATACACTGTTTAACAGTCTGATGAAACCCACAGCCGGTGACGTTGAGGCACTGTCAGTTAGTGGGGGACGACTGAATGGCCCGCTGGGTATTGGCACAGACAATGCGCTTGGCGGTAATTCGATTGTATTTGGCGATAACGATACAGGGCTTAAACAGAATGGTGACGGGATACTGGATATATTTGCGAATAACCAGCACACCGTTCGTGTCGCTCCCGGTGAAATGATAGTTCTGGGAGCTATTCGCGCAGGCAACGGAAAAAAACTGTCACTGACGAGTACTAATAATTCAGCACTAAATGCCGGGTTTAATTTGTGGGGCGACGGAGGAAACCGCCCAACAGTTATTGAACTTGGCGACGACCAGGGATGGCATTTATACAGCCAGCGAAATACTGATGGCAGTATTCAGTTTGTTGTTAATGGACAAGTTATTCCGGATAATTACGGTAATTTTGACGCCCGTTATTTATCATCAGGAAACGTATATACAAAAGGTGAGTCAGATAATCGTTACGTACAGAATATCCAGCGCGGTGCTCCTGTATGGCCTGGTAAAGTAGATGAATATGGACCTAATGAGGCTCCCGCAGGGTGTTTCCTGACACAGGCCAGACATGACCCAACAACGGCATACGGTGTGACATTTGCGTATCGACCACTGCAAATGTGGGTTGGTAATGGCTGGCGTACAATTAATGGATAATTGAGGTAAATATAATGGAGTTAAAAAACGTAACCAGATACATTCCTGATGACCCGGACTACGATAACAACTTTCTGTATTTTCGTAGTGAAGATGGTCAGGACTTCTACGAGTCGCTGAACAAATTCACCAAGAGATATAAGCTGTGCATTGATTCTGAAGGTGTAATCCGTTCCGTATCAGAAGATGTATCACGTCTTTATCCGGCTGGTTTTTCAGTTGTTGAGGTAAATAAACTTCCTGCCGGATTTAATATCTATGGCGACTGGAAATATTCGAACGGCGCTGTTGTCGCTGTTCCCGTTGACTATCAGGATAAGGCCGAGGTCACACGGCAAAAGCTGCTTAATGATGCAAACATCACCATTGCCGACTGGCGAACCGAACTTGCGCTGGATGAAATCAGCGACGACGATAAGGCCACCCTGACTAAATGGATGGCGTATATCAAGGGACTTAAATCACTGGATTTAACAGGAATTTCAGACGAGGCCACCTTTAATAAAATACAGTGGCCTGCATTACCACAGTAACGACTACTACTGACTTGCTAGTTTTTAGGTGTTAATTCGGCTCAGGTATCTGTACGAAGTCACTAAGATATAAGTAAATTTTCTTTAGAAAAGAAAACCACTGTACTTATTATTTACTTTTAAAGTAAATATTTACTTAACAATCAAGAGATATTCAAGGAAAACTTTCTTTTCTGCTTTATCCTGATAAAAGGATTGCGGTAAAAGTTAAGGATGAAGCATAACTATCAATTATGTGGGTGATATTATGAATAAACTTAATAGTGTATTATTAGCGCTGGTTTTTGCTATATCAGCCATAACATTTTCTTCATCTGCAATGGCCACTGAAAGCGGTAATAAAGAATTTCCAGGCTTTTCGATTCCGTGGTGTAAAATCTGGCCGCCAGATACATTAATCCCAGAACTACCATGGGGTAAAATATGCTGGTAAACAAAATAACTTTTTATTAACCAAAGGGATTAATTACCGCGTAAACAAGTAATTTTATGATACATGGATAATTAAAGTACCACAGTAACGACTACTGACTGGCTGGCTTATCCGGCCAGTCAGGATTTTTGGTGTCAACCCGACTGACCAAAACGCTGTAGAGTTCCCAGGTATCCAGCCGTTTAACTTCTTCATCTGTGGCGATGTTCAATTTTACCGCCCGCGCCAGTGGCGTAATAACATTCTCGGCCTCTTCGAGCAGTTTTGCTTTTTTCACTTCAGCCTGTTGGCGCAATTCTTCCGGTGTATAAATCCGCTTAATTACCTGCTTACCGTCAAACATCCAGCCACCATATATATCAGCGCGTCGGTTTGCTGTGATGTCAGGCAATTCAACAACGCTCAAACCAGTGGGGTTTATTGTCGAAACATCTTTGCTGATGTTCAAAATAACACCGTTCTGGTCATAGGCTATTTTCAGTGTGTCAGCCGCAAAGTTTTTCTGTTCTTCGTACCAGTTTTTCTCGTCTTCCGAGTATAGCCAGATGACGCCGGAGCGTTTAGTTAACTGATATTTCTCCAGCGTTTTTGGATTACCTACAGAAATATTTTTCAAATGCATCATATTTAAATACTCGTAACATTATACCAGACACTACCAATGAGCTTTTGCAATGGACGTCGGTGTATCCCATCGATTAATTCGTCGCTATTACCGTTACCGACACCGGTTATTACATAGCCAGGTGTGTCATTGAATCCGGGACCATTCCATGCCTGTGCATACTCAATCCCACCAAGTCTTATATCCTTGACGAAACGATTGATAATGGTGTTATTAATCCAGTCATTCAGCCAGCCACCCCATAGTGAACCGTAAATATTCCCATCAGTGGAGATAGTATTGGCCCCAGCATGAATCGAGCCGGTAGTGAAAATCTCGCCATTGACCATAAAATGAATTGAACCGTCAGGATTTCGCTGGCTGTATAAATGCCATCCCTGATCATCATCCAGTTCAATAACCGTTGGGCGATCTCCTCCGCCCCACAAATTAAACGTGGCAGTCAGTGCCGAATTATTATTACTCGTCAGTGACAGTTTTTTTCCGATACCTGCGCGGACTGCGGAAGCATAAAAACTTCCGTCTTTACCGAAAATAAAATCCCCGCCGCCATCATTACCATTGTTGATATGAACACCGTCGCCGCCTTTATCCTTGAAGAGCCACATGCGGGGCGTTTCGGCTTCATCCACAATAGCGAGATTTATACGGCCCTCATTTTAAGGTAGAGGTTGCCGGTCATCCCGTCGCCAGTACGGCTAAACTCTCGTCGCCAGCCCGGAGCATATCCATCGCCATGATTGATATAGATGAACTGGGCGCTGGGTACTCCTCCTCCTGACGTTGTGGTGGGTGTTGTCACCCGAATGGTAATCGTACCACCAGTCCCCATAACCTCCACCACAGCGCCCGCCAGACAGATAATCCCGCACCCCGTGTCAGTGATGACTTTGTTACTGGCATAGGCCCA